AACCAGGATCGAATCGCCGAATCATCGAATCGAAAAAAGACTACAAGAAAAGATTCGGTAAATCTCCAGACAAAGCAGATGCGCTTTTACTCTGTTTTTATTGTGGTGCATCGCTTAAAATGTCATCAGAATCCCGCGCGCAAATGGCATCGAGATATAGAAGGCGTTGACAAATGTGCTTTATAAGGAGTATGATGTAAGCTATGAAATTTAATTGGTTCAACCCTTTTTCATGGTTCTCTCCCAAGGAGACACAAGATGTCCAAAACCCCATAAAGCAATCGCCACGGCGACCGGTCACGCGAGACTGGACTGAGCAATGGACGATTAACTCGGAGCTTACGCAGGGGCTTTTTCATAACTCCTATTCTGGTTTAAAACTCGCCGGATCGCTCGCTTACATACCGATTGCAGTTCCTTTGTTTTTAATGGGACTCCCTGTTCCAAAATGCGATGACGATCAGCAACAGGTTGACGCAGCGCAAGTCATCGAAGATCATTCCGACGACTGCCACATGTTGCATTTAATTTCACATCGAGACGCTACCGCGTGGGTGTGGCCTTTTTATTCTGCCAAATTACAGAAAGATTGCTGGGAGTTTATCCCGGACGATACGATTTCCGATATTTTACGAGACGTGCAAACCGGAGAGCTTCAAGCAATAATCACAGACGAGCAAATTCTTATTAGTACTGCGTATAATGTTCAGGGGTACGTTAGACGACGCAGGACTTTCACGCGAGATGCGATAAAAATCGAGTGGCTTGAAAACACGATGGTTCTGCAAGGACTTGAAGGTGGAATCTTTCGCAACATAACCGGAGAACTGCCAATTCCTTTCGCCAACAACAAAGAAGGCGATGAAGTACGTGGCCATTCTGATTATGAACGCATTCTTTCAGACCTTAAAAATTACCACGACACCGATCTTGCAGTATCAGAACTACTTGTCAAGTTTACCCCTAAAATGGTTCAAGGGGTACAGAATGTCGATGAGTGGAAAGCAAACAACGGAATAACCAATCTCGATGAAATAGATGTAGCGCGGAGAGATTTTGTTTTGAATCTTTACGGGAAAGAATCAACAGATTTCGCATGGCCTTCAGGCGCTCATCAGGCGGGACTGGATAAACTGAACCAGATTTTCTGGAAAATAGTACAGGGATCGGCAATCCCGGAAATACTCTGGGGAACAAAGGTTGAAGGATCGCAGGGAAGCAACGATAATCAGATTGATTCAGTAATTCAATTTGTTGAATCCAAACAAAGACAAAAAAGCCGGTCATATAAAAAGCTTATCGAGGCAACCTTGCGATTAAGAAACACCGCATCGTTTAATGACAATCAGTCGATCATACGAGAGATCAAGTGGAACGCTCTTGACCTAATCAGCGAATCTGCAAAGGCGACGATCCTGACGAATTTCGCGTCAGGAATAGCTGCGCTCATCAATTCCGCCGGAATTACGAAGCAGATGGTCTGGAAAATGTTTAAGAAAGCCTACCCGGAAGCTACAGACGACGACTATCAGACTTTCGCGGACGGACTCGGCGAGATGGCGAAGCATAAAGCTTTTGCGGCGGCTCCTTATGAGATAATCGCGGACATGACAGGAGAGGATACCGAGCCAGGGAATGAACCGAAGGCGTCAGCAAGTCCTGAAATTAAAAAATAAATGACAGTACAACAATACACAGACGCATATAGACGCGCACGAGCTACTTACCCAAAACTCACCCGCGACGCCATGAAGCGACTCAAGGCGGTTTATACAGAGGCAGCCGACCGCGTTGCAGAAACAATCAGGCATACTGAAATCGCAAACCTTTCTGAATTAACATCCGGTTCATGGCGACAAATCGAGCATCAATTACAAACAGAGGCCGAGAAACTAAGAGAATCGCTTCGAGCTAAGACTCAAATCACCGTGGAATCTGGAATCGATATTGCAACAGGTATCCAGCAGAAATATTTGTTTGACGTTGTCGGCATATCGGGCGGACGGCTTACTGAAGCAGGCATCACGAATATGTTTTCCTCGGTCAATCGTCGCTTAGTCTCGTCGATGGTCAATCGCGTTTATACAGACGGATATACTTTTTCTGACCGCATATGGGGCGCAGGTGAGGCGATGCAGGAAACGATTAAGTCTGTTATCACCGAAGGTATTTCAATGGGACGCGACCCGATAGACATCGCCGACGATTTGGGCGCTTACGTTAAAAGAGGGCGTCAAGGACTTGCGACCCGATACGGGAAACTCACTGAGGGTTCCGATGGCTGGGCGCGGAGGATTCGAAAAGACATCGACTATAACGCTTTGCGAATCGTTCGAAGTGAACTTTATCAGTCTGTACAAGACGCGGATGCGCTCTCGGCGCTTATGAATCCGGGATCGACGGGCGAAGTTGACTGGGTACGTGGCGATTCTGAAACTTGTAATTCCGATCCATCATGTCAAGAACTCGCGGACGGCAGTCCATACCCAGCTGATGATGTGCCAGACTATCCGCATAGTAATTGCTTATGTTTCCTGGTTCCTCGATTGCGCGATTCGCAGGATTTCCGCGACGATGTGAAAGCATGGGTGAACGGCGAGGACGTCGGGTATATGGATGACTGGTATGACAATTATTATTCACAATCTACTTGACTTAATTAAACGGCGATCTATTTGTAACAGAACACTTCAAGGAATTCAAAAAGTCTCAAAATTGAAAGCAAAAAGATACAGGAGGGATTCCCGACATGACACACCGAGCACGAGAAATATTTATGCAACTCGTTCACGAATTCGACCAGAGAGAAGGATCGGCAAAGCTTATGACCGATGGAGTTACCTGGAGAAAGAATCCGTTTGTTATTTTAAAGCTTCGAAAGACCGCGAAACTAATCGCGAAGAATGAAAAAAAACTATTGACAACTATATAGATGTAGCTGTATACTATGCCTGATTAAGGGAACACTCTTGATCAGGGGGGTGTAAGTTTTGCCAGTAAGTAGTTATGAAAAGGTTTTCCTGAAACTTGTTAGTGGCGATAAACAGGAAAAATTAAACATTAATCCCGTAGATATTCCCACTCTGTCACCGGAAGCGTCGATTGCGGAATTCTCCAAGGGTGATACAAATCCATATTATAAAATACAAAAAATAGATTATCCCATAGTTGCAAACGAAATGAATTACGGGAAGAAATTTTTTGAATCGTATATTGAAAATTTGAAAGATAGACCGATCCCCGGTTCGAAAGATGGGCATAATCTCCAGTACGGCGTGCGCCCGAAAACCGATTTTATTATGGTTGGCGCAAAGATTGAACCCAAAACCGATAAATCCGGCTCGGTCTATTTTAAAAATTACATTCCTGCGAAAGCCGAGTCCGACAATTCCAATTTTATAACCGAATGCAAATCCGACATGGTTCATTTTTCAGTTGTGGCATATGCGAGAAAGCAGATTGTTAAGAATGAAGACGGAACATCTATCTGTAACATACTCGATTGTGGATCACAAGGCTTGCGGAACGATGCGGTGAGTTTTGGCGAAGGGGCCATGTCTCAGGTAACGAATCAGACGAGAGACGTCGATGTAATCGACGATGAATTTATATGTTTGGAGGCGGTAATGCCAAATAAACAAGAATTTCTTGATAGTCTAAAGGTTCACGCCGGTTCGGGCGTGACGCTTCCTGAAATCGCGAAAGCGATGGGACAAGAAAACCTTTTAGCTACAAAAGAACACGAAGACGCGCTGAAAATGGTTAACGCGATCAAAGAGGCAGGGATTAAAGACCCGGTCGCAGAACTCGTTGTTTTGCGGAACAAGATCGAGTCCGATCAGAAAATTGTCAGAAATGCAGCTCTTGATACTGCATTCGGAGCGGATACAAATGGCAGAAATACGCTTCGCCAGTATGCCGATGAAAAAATAAAAAAAGATTGCACAGACGTAAATGCTGCAATCGAAGAAATCAAGAAAAGCCCTATCGCTCTCAAACTCGCGGAACAGGCGGCGGATTATCTATCAGATCAGAATCAGATTTACAAAGTCGATTCAGCATCTGATAAGACCGGGGTTATCTCCGTTTTCGAAGGATAAGAGGTAGGCATGAAAGTATATGTTCAGAGTATAAAAAACGACGTCTTATGCATGTTAAACGATACCGGTTCCGACATTGATCAAAACGAATTCGTTGTGCTCCATGGGTTTAACTGCGTCGCAGAAAACGACGTGTTAAACGGAGAATACGGAGCGTTCGAGGTCGAGGAAGGCATCCAGGTACAGGCGGCTGATTTTAAAGCAGGAGAGGATACGTTCGGAACGCTGGGTGATCTGGTATGTTTCGATCCTATCACTTCAAAGCTTTCCGATCAGCGCAAAATAGGATATACATTCGCCGGGCTTTTGACAGAGGTCAAAAATGCAGACGGTGTCATTGTATTCGATAAATTCCGATATGCTCAACCGGTCGAACCGGACGAGACCTAAGAGGAGGGAGGAAAATATATGTTGAAGATTTATAACAAAGAGACCTTTCTCCGCGAAAGGATCGAAAACAAACACTCACAGAAGATCGCTATTTTTCAGGGGAGCATGAAAGAGAATGCCCAGGCGGCAACCCCGGAGATTTATCAGACATCAGAAGCAATTGTCAGAATGGCCGGGAAATATGAAAACAGTGACCTATACAATAAAGTCTGGTCGCAGATAAAAGACCTTCGCGAGAAAGTAATCAATCAGAACAGCGTTCCGGCCAATCTAGCGTCGCTCATCCAGCTTCTTTTCGTGGATGTCACGCGGCGCGTCATGGAAATTCCGGATTTCACAAACCAGATAAATATCGAAACCACAAACTTCGATTATCCCGAATCCGTTTCCTTGCGCGAGATTTACAAATATCGCGGAGTAATGCTTCCGATGTTACTCGAAAACGATTCTGTTCCACTCATCGAACAGTATTCGGGAGCGGCCGGATCAGTTATCATGGAAGCGTTCGGGGTTGGCTGGAAAGATACGCTTAAGAATCTTTTGTACAACAAGCTTTTTGACATGCAAAAAGTTTTACAGGCAGCAGCCGAGGCCTATGTCAACGAGAGGAACAATAGAGCATTGGGTTATCTTTTCTCGACGACATTCAAAGCGAAACAGAAAGTCAATGCCATCAATACCGGTACATCATTTGACGCAAACCTGTATGACACATATAGAGAGGCATATGTTCTTCTCAAACAACTGCTTGATCCCCAGAATGGATTAACGATATCGATTCCCTCAATTACACTGCTTATCAATTCCGCTCGACGATGGGAAAGTGAACGAGTAATACAGGGCAAACTGGAAGTATCCGGAGCTAACACTGGCAGCGGCCAGCTTCGATCTTCTCTTCCGATTGACACAATCATTGAGTACAACGGTACATCGTTCACATGGGGCAAAAAGAAAATAGTATTTCAGGGATGCGGAATAAACGAAGCCTATTTGTTCGTTCCGAATATGTATTCCTATACTCTAGTTAAACGGCCTCTTACCATGGAAGTAGGGCGAGGTTCTGTGCTTCAACTCTCAACAGAAGAGAGGGCATGGTATGGAGTCCAGACAGAATGGTACGCTGACTTTCTCGGATCATCGATGCCTGGCTCAACGCTTGGAACCGGTTATGGTGCTATTGTTAAAATAGATTTACCCGCAGAACCTGAATCATAAAATAAAGATCATCTCCTTAGTAGCCGCGTGGGAAACTGCGCGGTTATTTTTTAAAAAAAGCGGAGGACACTTTGAAGATACTGATAGTTGGAAACGGGATTGTAGGAAAGAACATGATAAAGATTTTTCCAGATGCAGTCGTGCATGATCCTCCGCAAGGCATTTTTTGTGATCCTCAAATATGTTATGACATTGCTTTTATTTGCGTTCCCACTCCCTGCGAGGAAGATGGAAAATGTTGCACTTCTATAGTCATAGATGCAATAAATTCGGTCAAGGCAAGAGTTTATTGCATTCGATCAACCATATCTCCCGGAACCTGTTCACGGATATCAAGCGAGTATGGAAAAAATATTGTGTTCATGCCTGAATATTACGGAGAAACTGTTCATGCAAATGGATATAAATACAATTTTATTATTTTAGGTGGAGACAGAAAAAACACCTCGCGAGTATGCGAAGCGTTTAAAAGCATAAACACCGGAGAATTAAAAATATTTCAAACTACATTTGAAACCGCAGAACTTGTTAAATATATGGAAAACAGTTTTTTAGCTACAAAGGTCACTTTTTGCAATGAGTTTTACAGACTATCTTCCGCTTTGGGAGTGGACTATAATGAAATGCGAGAGCTCTTTGTAGTTGATCCGAGAGTTGGAAGGTCTCACACTTTAGTTTATGCAGATCATCCGTATTATGAAAGTAAATGTCTGGATAAAGACATTCCTGCAATAATACAATTCGCAAAAAATGTAGGAATCGACATGCAACTAATGAAATCGGTTCGTGCAACAAACGACACATACAAAAAAGATAAGGGGATAAAATGACAGATTATTTTAATTTAGCAAAAAAAATACCTTCGATAGGAAACGGAGGTACAAGCATTCCCCGTCAATTGCAAAATGCGGGTGCTGGAATAAAAGAAAACGAAATTATCATTGAGACCGGATCATGGTTTGGCTCTACGACCGGATTTGTGATGTCAGGAATTAAGCAAACACCGTTCACCCCGGAATATCATTGCTTCGACATGTGGATTACATATCCGCACCTTGTAACTCAGGCAAAAAAAATTGGTATCACTCTCAAAGACGGACAATCTATTCTCGATATTTTTAAAAAGAACGTAGAACCATTTGGTATTGATCCCATAATCCATCAAGGAGATTTTATAGAACAGAAATTTGAGACTGATAAAAAAATTGGTTTGGTAGTCGATGATATCTGCTCAAAAAAGCCAATGTTCGACCATCTGCTCGATTTAGTTATACCATTCTGTTATCCAGGAACGCTTTTCTTTCTCATGGATTTTTATTTTTACACAACTCACGATGTTATCAGACGAAAATACCAGCGTGACATTATGGAAAAAAATCAGGAAGCTTTTGAATTCGTAGAAAGACCGGCAAATTCTTATACCGCAATCTATCGATATAAAGGCGGAGCGGTAAGAAAGATTAGTAATCCTGAATATTTAAAAGACTGGGTGGATGGAGAAGGAAATCGAGTACTATGAAAATTTTAACCGCGTCTTTTAATTACGGGAACGGCGATAGTTACACGAAATTAGGAAAGGTTCTTGAGTATTCCGTCAAAAAGAATTGCCCTGGAGCAGAGTTCACATGGTTAAAGCTCCCAGCTCCGAAACGTAAAAAAGAAAATCCCACGTTCGATTCGAACAACTATAAAATACAATTCTGGTTGGATTTTATCGAGAAAGCTAATGATGACGTTATCTTACTCGATGCAGATATGATTGTTTTGCATGATTTATCGGTTGCGTTTATAAAAGACTTTGACATAGGGTTATCATGCAGAAGTAACGGGCGAGGAGGGAAGGGGCGGCATGGAGCGAACCTCCCGTGGAATGGCGGGGCTGTTTTTGTAGCGAATACAGAGCCGGCTCGGCAGTTTATGCGCGACTGGGTGGCCGCGGATAATCTTTTATACGCAGAAGGCACTCACGGAGCAAGTCCGCTCCATCAAAAATGGCGAACACAATTCGGAGGAATGAATCAGGCATCACTAGGATATCTACTTGCACAAAAAAAACATACTGCGATAGTTAAGCCGTTCGATTGTTTAAAATGGAATTCATGTGTTGAGCATTGGGACTTAGTTAATGACAAGACAATGATTATCCATGTCAAAGAACCTTTACGGAGAGCGGTTTTGTCAGGTGACCGGAATGGACATGTCTTAGCGTTCGATATTTGGCAATCGCTCGCGCGAGAGTGCGGACTGAATATAAATATTAGTGAGACACCAGGATTAGCTCTTTTCAAATACACCTCGTACGAGCAATATTTGAATGCACAAAAAACGGCAGCAGTCGAAAAGCGTGAAAATGTATGGGTTAAACAACCGCATATTTCTTTTCTTGTCCGGTCGCTCAAAAAGAAAATCAATCCGAAGTTCGGATTATGCCACGGGACACGCAAAGGACTTGAGCAACAATATTTCATGGAACTTTTTCCAGGTTGTAAGGTTATAGGCACCGAGATTGCAGATTATGCTAAAGAAATTCCAAATACTGTTCAACATGATTTTAATAAAGTCAATGACGAATGGACGGGTAAGGCGGATTTTATTTATTCTAATGCGTTTGACCACGCGTTCGCTCCCGAACAGACTTTAAAAGTCTGGCTTTCTCAACTTTCTAAAAAGGGAATTCTCGTTATCGAACACACTCGATGCCATGCGAAAGAACCTTCAATTACCGATCCGTTTTCCTTTACTCACGATCAATTGACCGCGCTCGTTTCGGAATGGACGAAAAATAAATATAGAGTAAGCACGATTATAACCTCACCTGTAAGCGATTTGAAAAAGAATCCCTTTATCACGCGATTTATTTTAATCGAAAGGAGTCCATCCGGTTACGAAACTATCGAAGCGGCACGCGCTCAGGCGCTGGGACGTGGTAATTAATCTTATCCCTAAAAACAGGACGATTGTCTTCGTAGAAGTCGGAGTTTATTTGGGGCAGATGGCTCGCAATCTTTTATCGAGGGTTCCGAATCTAATCTGGATAGGTGTAGACTCCTGGATGATCCCGGATCAAAACAGCGAGTATGTTAAGAGTGGAGCTATGATCGCGAAACTGTCGCAGAAAGAATTCGATTCCGCTTATTATTGCGTTGTTAAAATGGCATCGGAATATAAGGGGAGATCGAGCGTCGTTAGATGTGACAGCGCCGTAGGTGCATCGTTTTATAAAGACAGATCAATAGATTTTGTTTTTATCGATGCGGATCATTCTTATGAAGGGTGTTCACGCGACATAAAGGCATGGCTCCCAAAAGTCAAAGCGGGCGGAATGATTTCCGGCCACGATTACGGGACGAATCAGGGCAATGTGAAAAAAGCGGTTGACGAATTATGTTCAGGATGTAAGACCGGAGATGACAATACTTGGTGGAAGGTGATTAAATGAATGCTACGTTCGACGATGTAAAAGCTGTTCGACTTGTAATAAACGATCCGGTTGGAATTGTTAATGTTTTGCAGATCGCAGATGAAACACATTTTCCGTTAAGTCCTGTTGCTCAAACGGCTTATCAATCTATTGCCACAGGCAAATTTTACATTACAGACAAATCAAGTCCTGCTATAACGGACTGGGTGCAACCGAAATTATATCTTGCTGACATTACAATAGCGTCTATTTGGGATAATTACGGCCACGATGACACGGTATATAGATGCTTGCGTTTGATCCTTGCCAAACTTGGGCAGGAAATGAGATTGTCATCGATATCGTCCGGTACAGAATCGGCTACATATACATCCCTAAGAGACTTATACGATTTCTATAAAAATCTTATCACTATGTTTAAAGAGCAAGAGGATGAGAACTCTAATAATACGACCGGGCAATATGGCACAATCAAGCGACCAAGAATAGCCGGAGGTAATTTGTGAATCAATTATCCGCGCAGGCTCGCGACGCATGGAATAAAACGATAGATGAGAATCCTGTTATCGTTGATATCAACCGGAAATATATCAGACAGAATACCATCGGGGATGATGTTGTTAATCCTTTTTCGGTTCCGGTTCCTGTTAAAATAAAAATGCGAATTGCTCAAGAAGCCAAAGCAGGTGATATGCCGAGTCCTGTAGGAGTTTCGGAAAGCATGCGTATGCACGCTATAAGCGATATCGACAATGTACTATTGCGTGATGATGTTTTTGAAACTAATGGGAAAACTTATCGAGTCAAAATGGTAGAGACAGTAAGGCGATTCGGTGATACAATCGGGTATCGAGCATCGTTGATAAACATCGATGAGGAGAAAACGGGAACATGACCATAGACGACATTGTTGATGGAAAAATTGATGGACGCGAAAAAATACGCGGGATACCGGACATTAACGATGCTTACATCAACAATCCAGGATTCGAAAAAGAATTTTTAACAAATATCGAAGCTTTGAATATGATAAATTATTTGTCTGGAGTGTTATTGATAGATGGACGTATCAGAGATAGTAAAAAATATAGAGCAGATTTACAACCGTAGACGAGCCACTATTTATGCTTACGGTTTGAAATGGGGAGCCGAGGCTTTGAATTATTTTAGAAGTGTTCAGCCTCCGAGTCCAGGAACAAAGGGCCAGTTTTGGAACAACAGAACCGGGTCGGCTGCTCTCGAAGTTTTTGTTGGTGGAATACGTGAGGATGATGAGATCGGATGGTTTATGGCTCACTTTGTTTCTTACGGGGTCTATCTCGAACTTGCGAATAACCGAGCGAATGAAGCTATCAGACCAATAGTGCAAAGATTCGCGGGAAGATTTATAAGGGACGTACAAGATTTATATGCTGACTAAAATTGTTGAGAAATTGCGGACAGGACGCATTGAGGATGTGGTTTTATTCGGATCGCTTCCATTACCACAACCTCCTTACATTGTTGTAAAGCTCGAATCGCATCCCACGGGCAGTCAGGCATTTAGAATCATCGTTCACATGCAACCAGGCAATCAGGATTTGCTACAGGATTTTGTGACAAATGATTTATCGATTTTATTAAGCAACTATTCCGCCACTTCTCCCAAGGGAGCATTGAATATGCTCGATGAAGGATTCGAAGGCGGTGATCAAATTATCATAGGTAACGACGACGGCACAATAGCTATGGAACGTGTATTCCTAATGCCGTTAATTAAGTTTTAGGGGGCACATAATGTTAAGAGGTAATGCATTTTTTAATGAGGGTCTACGGTTTGTTCGATTCCGTGCTCTCAATGATGACTACACGAGAATCAAGGGCGGCCTTGATTCAAAAGGAAATTATGACGGTTTGCAAAAAGACGGATCATATAATTCAGGAACCGGAAACGGACGTATTATCGGAGGAACGGGCCCATTCGATTTTTCTAATGCTGTAGTTCCGGCCGCAATCCCTTTGAAAATAAAATTTGATTCAGGGGCGGAAGAGATTACAAATATCGATATAACACCGGCGGTTGATCTTACCATGGTAACAGTAGATGAACTGGTGACTGCAATAAATATCGCTGCACCGACCGATATGCTTGCATCAAAAGAAGCCGTCACGCTTCGGTTGCTGCTCGTCTACAACGGAACCGACGACCCGGATTATATCCAGACATACGGAGATTTCGCAGAACTCGCACGGATCGGACAGGGCAAAGGACAACAGTTCATAGTTTCAGATACGTTTAAGTCTTTCGCCGAATCTCCGACGAAAAAAGACGATGAGACGATATCAATTGAACCGGCAACCGGGGCTTCTGTTGACGTGATCATCGACGGATATAAGAAAGGCATCACGATCAAATCAGTCGAAACACAAGTCAATTACTGGCTTGATTCTCTCATCGAGAATGGGTATATCGATGCAAACGGAGCATACCACGACCCAGATCAGAACGCATCGAAATGTTATTTTGAGATTGAGGTTTTCAATCCGGTCTACAATCAGGGGCCAAACAAGCTCGCTCAAATCTCATATTGGGAAATGACAATATATCTCACCTGTTCTGGATCGGTATCAGAAAGAACTAAAGACAAATCTATCATGCCTATGAATTACGATATTGTCGGAACTAACTACACCGACAGCAAGGGAGTTGAGACAGGTGCGGTAATCAGAAAACGGCTCGATGTTTCGGAATTTAACGCGCTCAATGTTTATAACGTATGAAAATAAAAAGACCTCCAGTCTCTATTGAACAAAAAATAGAGATCGCAAAATATCCTATAATCGCAGTTCCCTTTTTTGGGACTGCGATACCTTTTCAGGTTAGGCGACTAACGGCAGCACAGATTAAATCGTGCGGCAATATTACGCTTATCGCGTCTTTCGAGAATCGTATAAAAGAACAGAACGGAAGATTTACTGTCAAAGAAATGGTCGCATTTGCTGAAAGAAATAATAAGATTTTGCAGGAGTGTCTTGTTTCTCCCACGTATGAGCAATTACTTTCTTACTTAAACATAAAAGAGAAAAACGAACTTATAAAAAAACAGATCGAAGATTTACAGAATAAAATAAATGAATGTCCGAGAGGGCCGAGGAAGCAAGCATTTGAAGAAGAGCTTGACGGATTGCGTATTTGGTATGATTTGATTATACCATCAGAGACTTCTTCTTTTATTGTTGCCTTCGTGCTCGGAATAAATGAAAGCGATATACGCAAGGTTAGCAGAGAGATGCTTTTAAACGCAGCTTATCTTGCGGAACGAGGACACGACAACCCGTCAGATCATTTACATGGTGACTTTACGGATTTCATGAAAGACGATATCAACCTCCAAGCATGGACGGTGCTTGATGAGGAGAAAGAAGTTTTACGTGGTTGATGCGGGTTCAATTTATTCAGATGTTAGAATCAAACTCGATAAACTAACAAGCGATATTGCCTCGATAAACTCTTCGTTTGACAACCTGGTGTCTAAAAACAAAACACAAGCAGATCAGATCGGAAAGAACTGGAAAGAATCTACAGATAAAGGGAAAGAAGGCTTCGAAGGATTAAAGCTCGAAGGAGTTCTTGCATTCGCTCTTATTGCGGATGCGATGAAAGAGACTGTTAAATCTTTTACAGAGTTTGAAGAGTCTATGCAGCGCAATCGATCAGTAATGACAGGGAGCGAGCAAGATTTCGCGGCATTGGAACAAGCCGCTTTAAAAACAGGAGCAAGTACAGAGTTTTCCGCAAAACAATCATCCGATGCTCTGTATGTTTTTGCAAAAGCCGGATTCGATGCGTCAACGTCGATTAAACTTTTAGATTCCTCACAGCTTTTAGCAAAAGCATCCGGTGATGATTTAGCGCAAACGGCTCAAGTTTTAAAGCTTACAATGTCACAATTCAATCTCGGTGCTGATTCAGCGGATCGAATAGCGAATTTGTTTGCAGCCGCAAAGATGCCGGTACAAGAATTGTCCGACTCCCTCCGTACAGTGGGGCCGATAGCTGCGGGAATGAATATAAGCATCGAAGAAACTGTTGCGGTTCTCAAGAAGTTGAGTGCGTCCGGGATGGAAGGGCAGGCTGCCGGCGCATCGTTAAGATTGGTTATGGCGGGTTTGTCTGATTCAACCTCTGCTCTCGTTAAAAACTTAAAACAATACGGGATAACTTTCGATAAGATCAATCCTCAAACGCATTCGTTCGCGGAAATAATTGGCGTATTGGGTAAGGCAGGGATTACCTCTGCGGATTCTCTAGCTATTTTTGGAGCACGAGCAGGAACCGCAATGGCAACCTTGATAAAACAAGGGCAATCAGCTATTGAGGATTATACAAAAAGCATCACAGGAACCAGCGAAGCTGCTAAAATGGCCGAGATACTCGACAACTCTCTTGGCGATGCTACGCAGACAATGGGTAACGCTTTCCAAGTCGCCGGAATCCAGATCATGAAAGAACTCGCGCCGGCGTTGCGATTCATCGTGGATATTGTCACTAAGGCCGTACAGTGGTTCACGGAACTTCCGGCACCGGTTAAAATATTTGTTGGAGTTGTGGGAGCCGGCATCCCTATAATAATGGGGATCAATGCAGCAATAGGAATACTTGGCGGGTTGCTTGGAGCGGCCGCGCTGCCTATCGCGGGCGTTGTGGCCGGATTTGGTCTTATCATTGCGGTTGGAGCCGGATTGGCAAGTCAATTACACGACACTTCAAAGGAATGGAAAAATCAAAAAGACTGGATTGATGCGAATACAAAATCTATCGAAGATTTTAAAAAAATTGGGTTTATCAATCCCAAAGAAGGCAAGCAGAGCGCGGCAGAATTAAAACAGGCTATTGCAGATATAAATAAACAAGCTGAATTATTGAAAAAACAAATTGACGAATTGAATAAGACTCCGATTGGAAATGAAAAGTTTGAACTAGACTTTAACATGAGCACTACAAGGCCGGGGACGACGGATCAAAAACAGGAAATAGTAGATACTGCAAAAAAAATCGAACTTGGGAATGAATTAAATCAGTTACTTTTAGAAAGAGATAATTTATATTTACAATTATCCGACCAGCAAAAAAAAGAACAAGGCATCTCAGAACATCTTACCTCCGAACAGCTCAAAGCCAACGAAGATTTAGAGAAATCTATAAAATCATATCAGGCAAAGCTCGAAGATTTAGGCGCAACTGATTTAATGATTATTGAGAACGAACGGAACCGAGCATTAGCATCGATTGCTGCATCCGGTGCTACGGCAGCCGAACAAGACAAGGCGAATAGGAAATTAAACGAATATTATGATGCGCTGGTAAAGACAACACAAAAACAGGAAAAATATGCTAACGTTGTGGTAGGAGCTGAAGCAGACACGACGGATGCCATTAAACAGACGAACGAAGAACTTGAAAAGCAGAAAAAAGAACTTGAAAAGGTAACTGAATCTGTTGAAAAAGGATTAATTGGAGCATTGCAGGGTGTGGCTTCTCTTTTTTCTGCGGTTTACGATCAACGCATGAAAGACCTTGACAACGAAATGTATGCCGAAGAAAAAGCTGCCGGAGTTTTACAAGACACAGCGGTACAAACTGCGGATAAAAATCTTGCTAAAGCTAAAGAGGGAAATAATGCAGAAATCATTGCAGATGCTGAAAAAGCTTTAAAGCGAGCCCAGATAGAAGAAGCTTATGAAAAAAAGAAAGCTCAAAGTGCCTATGAGGCCGCAAAGATACAATGGGGATTACAATTATCTCTTGCGACTGCTCTGGGAGTTGTCTCTGTCCTGAATGCTTTTTCAACTTTTCCGTTTGCGGTCGGACTTGCTGCGGGAATCGCACAAACCATAGAAAGCGGAATACAGATAGCCTCCATTTACGCTGCGGAACCTAAAGCTCCATCATTCCATTCAGGTGGAGTTTACGACGCAGCCCCGGAAGGAACCGCAATTTTAAAGCGCGGAGAAATGACATTAACAACCGAACAGCAAGCCGGACTTTGGAATTTTATAAAATCTGGTTCTTCGGGTGGCCGTGGAGATATAAATATTAATAATCAATTTGGGGATGTTAATTCGGATGTTGACATTGAAAGGTACAATAAAACTCTTGCTAAACAAATCCAGGCGGTGATGCACACATGAGGATAATAGAACGACTGACAGACAATTATTTAATACTAACGGATGATAACGGATCGGCCTATAGTTTCAACTCATCGTTTTTTGTTTCGGAGGATGCGCTTGTGTCGAGGTCATCGATATCTGATTTAGCTTTTGCCGATGGTGGGATTCAGACTGCGGACGGAAAAAAATCTTCCCGGTCAATCACGGTTGAGGGTGCGATTTATTCTTACACCCCGGCTGATTTCGAAATACAGATGCGGGCTTTAGTTTTAGCGATTGAAAAGGGCGGATTCCTTTCGATACATTCCGACGTTGTTAACAGAAATATCGAGGTTAGAAATGCGAAAATATCTCCGGATTGGAAACGATACGCACAAGTAAAAATGATTCAGATTGTTTTTATTTGTCCGTTCCCGTATTGGCAAGATACCGCCTATACCGATGATACGAATATTCTTGCAGGTGACGGGACGTTTGCAACCGATGCTTTAGGATCGGATGGGGTGATGTTGCCTATTATAACAGTGGCAG